AGAGAACGCAACCTGAAAGACGCTGACGAGATCATAGAGCGATTAAAAGAAGAAGCCCTTGGGGATATCCATGGTGCAACAGCAGGATCCCGTGTGAAGGCTCTAGAGCTGCTTATGCGGCACTTCAATATGCTGGACGCTAACCAAAAGATCGAGCTATCAATGAAGGATTCTTGGTTTGATAATCTCGATTTATCAAGCTCCGATTCTGACGACAAAAAGAATCACCTTAATTAGGCGATGCTTCCTTTAAATGGTCATGTAGTGAGTGCCCACTATCGCCACAACCCGCATGGACACTGCATGGGGGAGGTGGGGTCCACGGTACCTCATATACATATACCCATACACCAATCCCTCTATCTTCCCTTCCTACCAATATCAGGGGGGGACCATTCCTAGGGGGGGGGTGGTTTCTTGAAATATGGAAATTGAAAAAAATAAATTTGAAAAAATTATAAAAACCTTCAAATCGGATCTCTCCATTTACGCCAAGAACTGCCTCAACATTATTGACAAGAACGGTAAGTCGGTGCCGCTTGTAATGAACGCAGCACAGCTTGAGTTGGATCGCATGATAAACGAGCAATGGGCTCATCATAATAGGGTGAGAATGCTCATCTTAAAGTCCCGGCAGACGGGTATATCAACCTACTGTCAGGCACGGGGTTTTTGGCATACAGTTTCTAAGCAAAATCAGAACGCTGTTGTGGTATCTCACTTGAACGAATCGACCAAAGCTATTTTCGGAATGGTGAGATACTTTTACGACAATCTGCCACACCCCTTAGTCAAACCCGACTTAAAAGAATCCACCACGAGCTCGCTTCAGTTTACCCACGGTTCCCGGTGGCGTATCGCCACAGCCCGAACTGGTGAGGTCGGTAGGGGCTGGACTACTAATTATTTGCATGGATCTGAGGTGGCTTTCTATCCGAACTCGGATATTATTCCCGGCTTGCTTCAGACAGTCCCGGAAGATAACTCAGAGATACTTTTAGAATCGACAGCCAACGGTGCGGGTGGCTGGTTCTATGATGCCTGCATGCGGGCACTCAGGGGTGAAGGCGAATGGCAGGTCTGTTTTATTCCTTGGAGCATGATGCCCGAATACCGCCGCAGGGTTGATAAGTACTTTGAAAGGACAGACGAGGAAGAGGTACTTGCAAATATGTTCCATCTTGACGATGAGCAATTAAACTTCAGAAGATCGAAGATCCAAGATTTGGGGGGAGAGGATCTCTTTAGGCAAGAGTATCCCATTACCCCGCAGGAGGCGTTCCTCACTACGGGTAGAGTATTTGTTGAGCCCAAGTATATTGATGCGGCGTACAACGAATGCTATAGCCCCGTTTGGCGTGGGATCGTTAGGGATGATGATTTCGTTGAGCATAAGAGCGGAGCACTAAAAATTTTCGAGCATCCAAAAGCAGATAATCGATACTGTATTGGTGTGGATGTCGCAGAGGGGCTCGAGCACGGCGACTATTCCTGCGTTCAAGTTCTGGACCACATGGGATATCAGGTGGCGACTTGGCACGGGCATATCGACCCGTTTGACTTTGCCAAAGTTATTGGCAAGCTTGGAATGTATTACAACCGGGCTTGGACCTTGGTTGAAAGAAACAACCACGGTCTTACCACGATAAGAAGACTGCAAGAGATGGGCTATCCTAACCTCTATGTTGAACAATCCGTGGACGATGCCTATGTGGATCGTTTAACAAGGCGGGCAGGTTTTTTAACAACAAGCAAGACAAAACCCTTAATTATTGATAACTTAGTACACTTACTGCGGCAAGGTGAGTCAGGCGTGGCTTGCGTGGACCTCATAGATGAAATGCGTACTTATGTTATTGACGCAAGGGGTATTACAAATGCACAGCAAGGATGTTATGATGATAGGGTCATGGCATACGCTATAGCACTGTTTGGATTAAATTCGATGCCCAGAAAACATAGAATCAATATAACCAACAGAAAGAAAAAAGAGTTTTTTTAAATGAGCGAACTAGAAAGAAAAGAAGTTACCCCAGAAGGGATAGCTATGGCTGAGGAGATGTTAGAGGGCGGTGAGCCGATTCTAACATTAGGTCAAGAACTAAGATCAAAGTTTTATGAATATAGGGACGCAAGGTCCGACATAGAGGACGACTGGGTAGAAGACCTAAGAGCGTTCATGGGTCAGTACGACAACGAGACCCTAGCCAAGATCAGAGAGAAGGGAGATAGATCTCAAGTTTTTGTTGGTCTTACCCGAACCAAGGTGCTCGCCGCCTTCTCAAGAATTACAGATTTATTATTTCAACCGGGACAGAGATTTTATTCTATTGAACCCACCCCGGTTACAAAACAGCCCCTAGTTGAAAAAGAATTAACTGAGAAAGCAGCCCTAGACATCATGAAAGCCGCTCAGGTGATTGATCCAATGATGGTTGATGATTTGATTCAGGCTAGATACAGAGAGCTTGTAAAGGAGCTAGATGAGGAAACTCAGATCCGTGTCGATAAGATGCTTGATGTAATAAATGATCAAACTATCGAAAATAATCTTGAGGGTAGCATGAAAGATGCTATCATGGAGCAAGTGATATTCGGTACAGGTGCAATGAAAGCAGGCACATTACGAATAGAGAGAAATCACAAGTGGATTAATTCCGAAGAGGGATATAATCTAATATACGAAGAAGAACCTATGCCAGAGATGGAGGCGGTTTCTATTTTCGATCTCTACCCAGATCCATATGCAACCAGCATAGGAGACATGAGGTCCTTGTTCAGAAGACATATTATTTCTAGAGTAGCCTTTGTTGATCTTAAGAGCTCACCCGGATTCAGCGGTGATCAGATAGACGAATGTATCTTAATGCACCCAGACGGCAATCATTACGAAGAACAGCACGAGAAAGACAGAAGAGATATAGCCAACATCAATGACTATGAAACTAAGTCAGGTAAGTTTGAGGTCTTAGAATTCTGGGGATCAGTAAACGGTCACGACCTACAGGAGGTTGGTGTAGAGTTTTCTGAGAGCGATGATCTTTCACAGGAATACCAATGTAATATTTGGATGGTCGATGATAAGGTTATTAAAGCCCAGCTTAACCCGCTTCCCGGCGGAGTAATCCCTTACTACATATTCCCCTATGAGAAGAACCCTCATGTATTCTGGGGAACCGGCGTTCCTAAGATGATGCGTGACTCACAGTCAACCATGAATGCTGCTACAAGGATTTACTTAGATAATGTTGCTTTATCTTCAGGACCCATGGTTGAGGTTAATACCGACATCATGGCAAGCGGAGAGGACCCAACCGATCTTTACCCATGGAGGGTTTTCTTAAGAGAGGGGGGAGATGGGAACCAGCCCATGGTTCGTTTCTATCAGCCGCAATCTAATTCACCGGCTCTGGTTTCTGTTATTGAACTATTCAGAAGATTTGCAGACGAAACAACTGCCTTACCCTCATACACCCACGGACAAACACAAAGTTCACTAAACAGAACCGCCACCGGTATTTCTATACTGATGTCTAATGCGAACATAGTTCTCAAGTCAGTAATTAAAAACATCGATGATTATTTAACCAAACCACTTGTAAGATCTTTATACGACTGGAACATGACTTGGAATCCAAACACAGATATTAAGTCAGACATGAGAATAGTTGCCAGAGGATCTACAACCATGGTACAGAAAGAAGTACAGTCACAGAGACTGCTACAGTTCTTATCACTAATCAATAACCCTATGGACGCCCAGATGGTCAAGAGAGATAAGCTCTTGAAAGATGTGGCTAAGTCTTTAGATATTGATCCCGAAGATGTTCTTAAATCTGAAAAGGAGTTAATGGATGAGCAACAACTACAACAAGCTATCGCCGCAAGCCTCCAAGGCGGTCAAGGTATTGAGCAGCCAAATGGAGAAGGAATGGTCGGTCCTGATGCAAGAAATCAAACAGCTCCGCCGCAAGGAGAGGGACCTATTGGAAACAACGGAGGACTACCGCTTTAGTCAAGGTCGTTGCGACATTCTTAAATTTATTATATCTTTAGACGAAATTGCAGACAAAGTTTTAAATGGGTTGGGAACCCGCAAGGAAACTCCCAACATATATAAATAAATCGACACCCTTACAATAAGGACCGAGGATAAAAAATGACTGAAGAAGTTAAAACTAAAGGCGAGTTAATCGCTGAAAGGCTTGAAAAAGAAGCTGACGAGATGTTAAAGCAGATAGAAGCATCTCAGAAAGGATCCGAATCTGAAGGACAAGGACTTGCAAACCTTGAACCAGAAGCAGAGGACACCCCTGAAGAGATAGAAGAAACTGTTGAGACTTCACCCGAAGAATCTCAGGATACTGAAGAATCGAGTCAAGCTGAAGAAGAGATTCAAACGGAAGTAGAAACTGAACAAGTGGAGGATGAAGAGGAATCTCTATCATCCAAACAGTGGGAGGAACGGTACAAGAATGCTCAGGCACGAATGACCAAAGCCACCCAACATGAGAAAGAGCTTGAGAAAAAGATTTCCGAGTTAACTGACAAGGTTAAAGCAATGGAGTCAATGAGGAGTGAAACCCGCATTGAAAAACAAAAGGAAGAAGTAGATGTAGATCTATCCGAGATAATGAAAGATTATCCTGAGTTAGTGAAGCCCCTTCAGAATTATGTTGATACTGCATTTGCTAAACTAAATCAGAAGTTTGAAAAAACAACTCAGGAATTAACTAAGGCTCAACAAGAGGAATTAGTTCGTGAGCATAAAGCTCAGTTAGCTAAAGCTCATCCGGATTATGTCCAGATAGCCAACTCAGAAGATTTTAATCTTTGGCTAGAAAGACAAAGTCCGATATGGAAAGAGGTAGCTGATAAAGGCAACGCTGATGACACTATTGAACTCTTAACTCGTTATAAAACTGCACTTGGTATTAAGACTACTCCGGCGGTTTCCAAAGAAGATTTGGTAGAGAAGGCAAAGCAGAACGCTGAACCAAATTTACCGAAAGCTAGGAAACAAAATATTGGGAGTAGTAAAAAGATTTGGACTGCTGCTGAAATTGGAAAGCTTAACGATAAACAATTTCAAAAGTTTGAAAAGGATATCGATCTAGCCTACAAGGAAGGAAGAGTCAGAATATAATTTTTTTACTGCATATTTGAATTTAAGACATTTAAATAATTAGGAGTAAATAATGGCTTATTCATCAAGTAGTGGAAGTTTTTCTTTCGCAGCTGGAGAACAGCATTTCATTCCAGAAGTCTTTTCCAAAAAGTTACAAGCTAAGTTTTATGCTCAGACAGTTTTGTCCGAGGTAACAACTAACGAGTACGAAGGAGAGATTTCCGGGTTAGGTAACAAAGTAAACATTAGAGCGGTACCAGCAGTAACAGTTGCTGACTACACCGGTTCTTTGTCTTACTCAGATGTGACATCAAGCACAATCGAATTAGATATCAACAAAGCTAAGAGCTACGCTTTTAAAGTTGATGATATTCTAAAGAGACAAGCTGATATTGATTTCATGAACGAAGCAGCTAAAGACGCAGCTCAGAACATGAAAATCGAAATCGAAAAAGATGTCTTCGCTAATGTAGCAGCAGGATCTTCATTGACTGATATCAATGGTGGTACTCCAGCAACTGTTAGCACATCTAATGTTCTAGGCTTTATCCTAGAAGCAGGGCAAACTCTTGACGAGAATAACATTCCTGAAGAGGATAGATTTATGATCATCAACCCAGCTACTGCTTCAATCTTAAAGCAAACAGAGCTAAGACAAGCTTACTTAACTGGTGACTCAGTTTCACCTTTAAGAAATGGCTTCATTGGAATGGTTGACAGATTCAAAATGTATGTGTCAAACAACCTTTCAACTACAGCAGGTGTAACCTCTGGGTTGTTTGGTCATCCAAAAGCTATTGCTTATGCTTCTCAAATGACTAATACTGAAACCGTAAGACTTGAGTCTTCATTCGGTGACGGCGTTAGAGGTTTAGCTGTGTATGGCTACAAAGTAGTTTTACCAACAGCTCTTGGAGAGTTTAAACTAGCTTAATGCTGACTTGGGGGGAGCTCCGGCTCCCCTTTTTTGAAAAGGAAATATAAATGAAAAAAGATAAACTAGTTAAACAAGCCAAAGAAGAATTTGGTGTTGATCTAGACAAAAAACAAAAACTTGCAGACCTAGAGGCTCAGGTAGAAAGTCTTTCTAAGAAAGCCCCGGTTAAAGAAAAGAAAGTTAGCTCAAATTCAAAAGATCCTATTGCTTCTAAATCAGAGTTCGGCAAAATTGTTCGCTGGAACCCAGAGCATAGAGCAGAGTTCTGGACATTTATCTATGACGAAAGATCTTTAACTGAAGAAGAGAAAAAACAACTAGGACTCTAAGATGGCAACCGTTCAGGTCATAGATGTCATCGATAGGGCAGAAGAGATACTTCAAGACACATCTAATGTTAGGTGGTCCCAACAAACCCTACTAGATTATTTAAACGATGCTCAGAGAGAAATAGTTCTATTTAGACCTGACGCAAGCACAACCAACGAGTCCTTCACTCTTGCACAATCAGCAAAGCAGTCACTGCCATCAGGCGGTCTTAGGCTGCTAGATGTTTATAAGAACATCAGCCCGAACACCAACCCGGTAACTATTATTGAAAGAAAAATCTTAGATGATCAGATAGATGACTGGTATTCAAAAACCGGAACTGCTGTTGAGCATTATGTGTATAACCCGGTAGACCCAAAGAACTTTTATGTCTACCCATATCCATCAACCAGCGGAAATACTATAGAGATTATTTATAGCTCAGCACCATCTGAAATAACCATCAGTGATTTTACTTCAGATACTGACACAATTTCCTTGGATGATACCTATGCTAATGCTATCTTAGACTATATGCTTTACAGGGCATATCAGAAAGATTCTGAGTACGCAGGCGACCTGCAAAGATCAGCCTCCTACTACGCTTCTTTCCAAAACGCATTAGGCATTAAAACACAGGCGGATGCAGGATCTCACCCAAGACCAGCAACCCCAGCACAGGATACATAATAGATGGCGGTCTCAAAGAAAATAGAAACTTTAGTACCAAAGGTCAGAAGGGAGGCACCCAACTGTCCACAGTTTATTATTATCGATGAGCTAAGAAATACATTAATTGATTTTTGTATTAACACAGATATTTATATGCAGGAACTTACCCCGTTTGTGGTGGTAGCAAATGTTAATGAATATACTGCATCTGATTTAGACATCCCGGCAGGAGCTGAGCTTAATCATATCATTGATATATTTAGATCAAGGTCAGACAGCTCTGTCACCAGACTATCTCAAAAGAAACTGGTACCGTTAGAGGCAAAAGCACAAATTGGATCTCAGTCTATATTTAGTGTTTATGGAAAAGGTAAGGTTGCCTATTACACACAGAAAGATCAAGAAAACATTTTGGTTGCTCCTACCCCGGAAGCCACAGAAACGCTTTATGCTTTATACAGCCTTAAGCCAACCCAGACATCAACAACCATTCCAAACATTATTGCTAACGAGTATCAAGAAAC